TTGGACCGCACCTCAAACTCGCGACCACAGACACACGTGTCCGTCTCCGGGTCGGGATTCGCCTGTGCGGTGAGCGTGCACTGCCGGGAACAATACCGTCGCGAGTCAACCTCACTCGGGCGGACCTCAAAGGTGTCGCCACAATGCTCACACGTCGTCGACGCGCGCTTGCGTTGCGCACGGGCGTGACACTCTGACGAGCAGAACGTGGTGTCGGACTTGCGCGACGGCATGCGGTGGACGGTGTCGCCACAGTACGCACACTCACATGCGATCTTGTTATCTCGAGAGGCGTAGACACATGCTTGTGAGCAAAACCGGCGGTCGTCGGCCATGTGTGCTTGCACTTCAAACTCGTCACCACAGTGCTCACACGTGAGCGTGACGGACGTGTCGTAGTCGGCGGCCATACACTCCGTCGAACAATACACCCCTTCGTTCTTGGCCGGTGGCTTGAACGACGTACCGCAGTGCTTGCACTCCGACTCGGGGATGAGACTCTCTCCGTGCGCTTGATAGTGATGGGCCTTGAGTGCGTGGTCGGAGTCGAACGTGCGCTCACAGTCGGCGTGCGGGCACGTCACGGAGTCGCGGTCGGCATGCCGCCAGCACCGGTCGCCCTCCGTCGCGGGTTCACGACACGGCGTGAGTCCGTTTGTGTACGCGCCACAGCGGTCGGTGTCGTCATGTTGCCAACATGCGTCGCCGCCAGTGATCCGCTTGCACGCGTCGCCGTTGGCTCGCGTCTCACCACAGCGGTCGGTCTTGACCCAAGAGCGGCCGTTCCCGGTCGCCCGCACGGGCGTCACGTCCGTCGGGCACGTGCAGTAGCCCTTGATGTGGTCTTTGATCGTTGACGCCGCGGCCTCATAGTCGGTGGCAAGCGCGTCGATCGTGATTTGCTCATCATGCATCCGTTCGCGTAGCTCGGCACAGATGGACGGCGTGACGCCGCCGCTTTGCCTGGCTTTGACCGCGGAGACGTTGACCGTGCCGTCCGCGTTGAGCAGTTCGCTCACGTCGATCGTATCCGATTCTTGCCCGCGTGTGTAGTCGTCTTTCATGTGTCCGTAGTGTCGTCTGTGTCGTCGGGTGGTTGATAGCCGGTCGGGGGCACCGCGTCGCACGGCAAGTGCCGTGGTAAGTCCGTGCCGTCAAGCGGCTCGTCACAATATGGGCACCGCTTCGGCGGCCTGCTCTTGCCGTCACCCATCGTCGGCCACCGTCGCCCATTGATCAGCCGTCGTCTGTACCGGAGCGTCACCGTCAAGGGCGCGCTCACATGCGTCGCGGATCGACGCCGAGAGGTCGTACGGCACCTTCGCCCGTTCGGCCGGGTCACGGATCGCGTCGTGCATCTCCGTCGACCACCCTTCTTGTGGGTTTCCGTAGCCGCCATGTTCGCCGTCCGTGTTGTAGGCATGGCAGCCGTCGCCGTATGAGCATGACCGTGGCATCCATGCGTCCGGATGGTCGCCCCACAGGTCGGTCGGCTTCATATAATGCGTGCCGTACTGGCAGTACGTGACTCGAGCGTCGGGGTCGCCAATCACTTGACGGAGCCACCCTTGCGGATTCTCTAGGAACCAAAACGTCGGCGAGAGGCCACGAATCAAGCCGAGCGTATGGTAGACGAGTGCGACCGCGTCGCGTGCGTCTGGCGTCTGTGGCTCACCGTCTATGAATCGCTCATAGCGTGAGGCCGCAAACGAAAACTGCGTGCACGGCGGTGACGCGACGACCACGTCAAAGTCGGTGTCGAAGTCCGACGGTCGCAAGTCGAACACGTCGGCCGTGATGTCAGGCTCAAAGTCCGGATCAATCTCCACCGTCGTCACATCCCACCGGTCGGAGTCGTCGAACGCCGACGAGAAGCCCTCAAGCCCGGCGAACAAATCAAGCACCGAGTACGTGTCGTCACTCATTGTTCCGAATCTCTTGGAGTCGTTCGTTCGCCCATGCGATACGCTGGCGACGCGGCTCGTCACGCTCGGCTTCTTTCTCGATAATCTTCGTCAAGTACGTCGGATCGTCCGTGTTTTTGATCCGGTGTTCGGCGTACTCGTCGGAGGTGTCGCGCGTCTGTAGCGCGAAGACGCCCGGTGGTGGGCGGCGGTGGTTACTCATGTGCCACCCCGCTCGGCAAGCACGTCGTCGACTGTCAGCACCGGGTCGTTTTCGATTCGCGTACGTTCCTCGTCAGTCAGCACGGCGTCGGCGTCGGCGTCGGCGTCGGTGTCCTGCTCGCCGTCTGTGTCGTCGCTGCCGCCGGCCTCACGCATGTCGTACGGTGGCACCCACTCGGGGTCGCGCGTGAGCTTCGTCGCGTCATGGTTCTGTACGACCGTCGCAAGCGCGGCCATGCTTGCGTCGTCGTTGACGACCGCTCGAGCCGTGTCGACCACGTCCGTCTTCAGTTCCGACAGTGTCGGGCCTGGTTCCGGGTCAACCTCACCGCGCAAGTAACGGTCGCCAGTGCGCGTGAGGTGATGCACGTAGGCCTCATGCCCGCTCGGGTTCGTGCGTGTGCCGTCACGCTCAACACACCCCATCCGGAGCAGTTCGTCAACGCGTGGTCGGAGTGCGTTCGAACTATGCTCGTCGAAGCGGTCGGCAAGCTCCGACGTAGTGGCCGGGTCAACGGCGATCGACGCGGCCACCTTGCGCCGAAGTGAGACATCCTCGCCGGTGTCTTTGACGCGTCTGTACGCTTCGATCTTCGTCCACGGTGTATCAGTGCTCATTTGTCGGTCACCTCACGCGGGAGTCGCTCAACCTTCACACGCGGGTACTCGGGTCGCCGCTGCTCCGGGCGGTGGTAGCGCACCGTATCGCCCGCGCCAAGGTCTAGATAGTCGGCGACGCTCGCGGGCAAGAAGAGCGTGAACGTCGCACGGTCGTTTTGCGCGATCGTCTGTGTGTCGCCAAGCTCTCGCGGAACGGCTGCGCCGAACCACACACTCCGCGGGCCGCACGGCGCGACGCCGACGTGGTCGCCCTCGGCAAGGCCAAGCCAGTCACGGACCGCGATCGTCGGGACGCGGATCACCGTTGACTTTTGCCCGTCGCGGCATCCGTACTGCGAATCGATCCACGGATCCGGGCGGTATCGCTCGGGCATCGTTGACGGCGGCTGAGTCGAATTACTCATGCCGTCACCTCACAGCCGTTGGCGACACCTTTCACGGCGCGAATAAAGGGTATTGCACCGTTCACCCCCGTCGGGTACGCTTCGCTACGCTTCGCATACGACGTACCCGACGCTAGTGAACGGGCAAGTATAGTAGTATGTAGTGTACGGCACTGTGTTAAACCTATTGGATGGGTGTGGTGAGACATGGTTCTAGGCGGGGAGAGTGGAAGTTGCTTTATTCGCGGCGTGAAAGACACGCTCATCGTTCACAGCGTCCGGTTTGACGCGAAGCCGCTTTTGACCGCTACCGTGACCGCCGGTTTCGTAGACGTATCCGTCGGACTCGGCAGCAAGTTCCATCAAGGTGTACGCATGGCCGGCCGACGGCTTCCCGTCGAAGAGCCACTGCACGTCGTCGTACTTCATGATCGGCGACTTCCCCGCGTTCGCTTGCTCAAGCAAGGCGACGCGCACACGGTGCACCTTCTGCTCTCGAGTGAGTTGTTCATACGCGACACTCCCCGGATCAGGGTCGACGAGTTGTTCTAGCTCGGCGACGCGATCGCGGAGTCGGTCGTTCTCTTCACCAAGCCGTTTCATCTTGGTCACGGCCGCGTCTTGCCACGCCTCAAGCGCTTGTAGCCGCCGCTCAAGGTCGTCGTCACTCATGCGCCACCTGCCAGCGACTCTTTTGCACACGCCCGCAGCGTGGACACTCTTCGGCTCCGTCGTCTAGCGGCCACGATGCAAGGCAGCCGCAGATGCATGATTCGTCACGATCCTCCGTTCGGCGATCGGTTGCGTATCTCATAACGACGCCATAAGCAACCGCGGCACCGAAACGGATAACCGCCCACACAGCGTTTGTATACCTGCCTTGTGACGGAGGTATGTGTGGGTGCTGTGTGGACGGCAGCGCCACGCTGCCTCGGTTCTTATGACATGAGTTACTACAACGCGAGCCGGTAAAACAGTTACGCCTTGTGACTATACGACTACGGTTCGTTGAACACGTAGTGTTGTGACATGATCCACCGCGTCTCTTCGTGTCCCTCTTCGGCGATGTGCAGGGCGTCGTCTTGGTCCCACAGTTGCGCGACAAACGCCGAGTGCAGCCGTGGCGCGTGGCCGGACGGCACGACTTGCCGGCCGGGCTTGCACAGTTGCGGGTCGGTGTCGGCGTCGGTGTCGGTGTCGGTGTCTTCGGACATGCTTACGCTTCGTCGCGACGCTCTTGAAGATAGCGCGCGATCGTATCGCCGTGGCCTGGTGGGATCGTGCCACGTGTTCGGAAGATCCGAATCGCTTGCGAATCACTCATGCCTTCTCGCCCTCGCTGGCACTTGGCGGTGCCGCCGCGACCTCATAGTCGGCAAACGTCTCCGGCGACGCGATCGCGTACTCATAGCATGAGTATTGATGCACGTCGTCATCGTCGACCGGACGAGAGCGGCGGACGAGCATGCCCGCTTGGAACATTTCACGCAACACACCTGATGCTTGACTCGCGACGGCGTCCGGTCCGTAGACCGCCTGTGCAACTTCTCGAGCGGTCGCCGTTTCAAGCGCGGCCACGGCCCACACGGCCTCGGCTTGTTTCATGCCTCTCCCCCCGCTTCGGCTTCCGCGCAGTCGGCCAACTCTTCAAGCCCGCGCGTGATACGGTCGCATGCTTGGTGGCGGTACAAACCGGCTATCTCGCCGTCATGCGCTTGCTCCGATTGTAGGATCTTGACGTAGCCGTGCGCCAACTCAAGCGTCGCCCATTGTAGCTCACTCATCCAACTCACCGACGAGGTATCGCATGGCCTCTTTTTGAGACATGTCCTTCTCTTTGCACACTTCTAGCGCCGCCTCATACACGGTGTCGGGCACCCTGATCACTTGCGACATGTGTCATACAGTACGTCACTCACAA